CCGTTCAGAAGGAAAACGTCAGTCCGGAAGAATGGGATGCTCTGCAACGCGAGATTATCGACACAGAACAGAAATTAGAGGGTCTCAAAAAAGAATATAACGACTTCGGGAGCGTTGCCGGGCAAAAGATACAAGCTGCCGGACAGTCAATCAAGGAATTCGGCGGCAAGGTCGAGAATGCCGGAAAGAAAATCATGCCAGCTTCTGCCGCTGTTGCCGGAATCGGTGTTGCAGCTATCGGAGCGGCAAAAGAAGTTGATAAAGGTTATGACACCATTATCACCAAAACAGGGGCAACCGGAAAGACTCTGGACGGCCTCAAGGGCCAGATGGACGGAGTTTTTGCAGAGTTACCCACGGATGCAGAGACAGCCGGAACCGCAATAGGTGAAGTCAACACCAGATTTCATTTGACAGGCGAAACCTTAGGAGAAGTATCAAAAGACTTTATCCGTTTCGCAGAAATCAATAACACAGATGTAAATAGTTCCATTGATAACGTTGATGCCATTATGAAAAAGTTTGGCATTGATACGAAAGACACCGGAAGCGTTCTGGGCCTGATGACGGATGCCGGACAGCGTACCGGGATTTCGATGGACACTCTGGAGGGTACCTTACAGAAGAACGGCGCAACCCTTAAGGAGATGGGTCTTGGCCTTGGTGAGTCTATCAACCTGTTGGCAAGTTTCGAAGCTAATGGTATTGACTCCAGTACCGCCATGACTGCCTTGAAGAAAGCGCAGCAGAACGCCACCAAGAGCGGAAAAAGTTTGGATCAGGCATTGAAAGAGGGGGTTTACTCCATCAAGAATGCAAGTTCTGAAACAGATGCTCTTAATACTGCCACGAAGCTGTTCGGGGCCAAGGGCGCAGCAGAGATGACGCAAGCGATCCGGGAGGGCCGTTTCTCTGTAGATGACTTGAGTGCTTCCCTTGGTGACTATAAAGACACAGTTAAAAATACCTATGAAGCCACGCTTGACCCGTGGGATCAGATGAAGGTAGCAGTCAATAACTTAATGATTGCCGGGAATGAGTTGGCGGGTGCTCTGTTTGAAACACTTGCCCCGATAATCGAGAAGGTAGTCGAGAAGGTCAAGGCTTTTACAGAGTGGTTCAAGAGCTTAAACGACAATCAGAAGGAAGCTATTGTTAAAATCGGACTGATTGTTGCAGCTGCCGGCCCTCTGGTGCTGACGATCGGCAAGGCCATTACTGGAATAGGCGGACTTGTTACCGGGATAGGTAAGTTCATTGGCTTCATTCCGGGTGCTGTTACTGCGATCGGAACGCTGATTACTACATTCGGGCCGTTGCTCGTTGGCGGTGCTGTTATCGCCGGAGTTGTTGCCGGAGCGGTGCTTCTGGTCAAGAATTGGGACAAGGTTACAGCCGGAGCTAAGAAGATGTGGAACGGTGTTAAGAAAGTCGGTTCTGACATGGCTAGGGGCGTGAAGCAGACGTGGACTAATATCACGACTGGAACTAAAACCGCCTTGTCGACTGCCAGAACAGCTGTAGCTAACGGCTGGAACGCCATTAAAACTAACACATCATCTGCATGGAACACTATTAGCAGCGCGGTGGCAACCGGGGCAAGCAACATGGAGTCTAAGTTACAGAGTGGGATGCAGAGCACAAGTATGGCTGTACAGAACGCTTTTAGCAGTATGAAAACCAGTGCCTCCAATGCCTTGACTGCACTTAGAAATGCTGTAACTAATGCTTTTCATTCCATCAAAGTTCCGAATCCATTCAACGGCTTGCTGAATGCTGCGCGGAATGTGGCTAGTTCTCTGAGGAACATCTTTAAGAGCTTACATATTACGATGCCGACAATTAAGCTTCCGCACATTTCTGTATCATGGCAGACGCTGTTAGGCTCCGGAGGATTTAGCCTTAAGATCCCGAAGCTTTCTGTCAGATGGTATAAAAAAGCCTATGAAAACCCGATGATGTTTACTCGACCTACAGTCATGCAAACACCTTACGGAGCTAAAGGCTTTGGTGATGGCAACGGTGCAGAGGTCGTCCTGGGCATGGACAAACTCAGACAGCTGGTCGGTGCGTCATCTGATAACATCACTATCAACGTCTATGCCAACGAGAACATGAATGTCAAACAGCTTGCCCAGCAGATACAGTATGAGCTTGCAGCTGCACAGAGACAGAAGGAATTAGCTTATGCGTAAAACTTTGTCATTCGCTAACAAAAACCTTATTCTATATGGGGTTTATATATCCGGCAGTGGAGTATTTAACTCACCTGTCAAAGCATACGACCCGATACAGATTCCAGGGCGTGACGGTGATATTCTAGGCAGAGAAAAACGGCTTGAGGACATCGAGGTTACTTATCCGGCTTTTATCTATACAAACTTTAAACAGAATATTTCTGATTTGCGGAATTATCTTCTGTCAAAAGATGGTTATCAGAGAATTACTGACACTTACCATCCTGATGAATACAGAATGGGGTATTATGCCGGGGGGCTTGAAGTTGAGCCGACCGCCCGACTAGATGCCGGGAACTTTGAATTGCGCTTTATGTGCAAGCCCCAGAGATATTTAACATCTGGGAATACGGTAACCATTATTAGAAACAGCGGTTTTATTGATAACCCAACGATGTTTTATTCTAAGCCGCTTTTGTTGATTTACGGCACTGGAAGCGTACAGATCAATGATGTTACTATTACAGTCACATACTCAAACACAGAGTATACAGAAATAGACTGTGAGCTGATGAGTGCGTATTATGGCCCGAATAGCAAAAACCAATTTATTGAATTGTCCGGCACTGATTTCCCAACCTTAAAGCCGGGCAACAACACAATAACCGTTTCCGGGCCGAGTCTTGTTGAAATAACGCCGAGGTGGTACACCGTATGATACCAATTCTTTATGGACGAAATGAAAAGCTGTTTAGGTCTAACGGGATATGTAGGCTCGTTGATTGTATCTCTTGCCTTGTCACAGAAGAACGGAATGGAACTTATGAATGTGAGTTTGAATATCCGATAACCGGCGAGAACTACGACAAGATACAGGAAGGATGCATCATCTACACAACCCACGACCACACCAAGAGTCCACAGCCGTTTGATATTTATAAGCGGTCAGCTCCGATTGATGGGATTGTTACATTCTATGCTTCCCATATTTCCTACAGACTTAACAGCATCATCCTTAAACCTTTTACGGCGGTGTCCTGTGCACAGGCACTGTCTTTTTTTGCGTCTCATTCTGTAAATGACAATCCGTTTACCTTCTGGACAGATAAGGATGTGTCAGGCCCCTACTCTGTAGATGTTCCTTCTAACATCCGTGAAAAGCTCTGTGGTGAACAGGGGTCTATTCTGAACGTGTACGGAACCGGCGAATATGAGTTTGACAAATGGGACGTTAAACTTCACGTTAACAGAGGACAGGACACGAGCGTTTCTATCAGGTACGGAAAAAACCTTATAGATCTGACGAATGAAATTGATATCGGCGGGATTTATAATGCTGTCGCTCCGTTCTGGAAGAATAGCGAAACCGGCGATGTGGTGACGCTTCCGGAGTACTACCTTTATGAAAGCTCCGCTCCGCTGAACGTGGATGCATGGACAGAACAGCACGGTGACATCATTACAGAAGAGGATGCTGAAAACATCGAGTTCGGCGTGCAGACTCCGCAGATTATTGCTCTGGACTTATCAGAAGAATTCGAAGAACAGCCGACTGTTGAGGAACTGAGGGATAAAGCAGCTGCTAGGCTTGCTAATTCTGGTGCATGGTTGCCTAGACAGAATATCGAACTGGACTTTGTGAACCTGAGCGACACATACGACTATTCCGGCAGGGGAATAGAACGGCTTAACCTTTGCGACACAGCGGAAGTGATTTATACAGAACTTGGTGTTAATGTCCGGCAGAAGGTAATTAAGACCGTTTATAATTCGCTTCTGGAAAAATACGACAGTATGGAGCTTGGGAGCGCACGGCAGACCTTTGCCGAGGCTCTGGAAAGCGTTCTGTCGGGATATGTTGCAGAGAATTACTCCAGAAAGTCCGCGATGGTGTCCGCGATCGAGAGGGCCACGAACCTGATTACGGGCGGTTTAGGTGGTCATGTCATTATCGGGATGGCTGACGGAACACCTAATGAAATTCTGATCATGGACACAGAGGACAAGGCTACGGCTGTTAATGTCCTTAGAATTAATCAGGCCGGCATTGGTTTTTCTTCTCATGGCTACAACGGGCCGTTTGATACAGCTTGGACGTTAGACGGTCATTTTGTCGCTGACTATATCACCTCCGGCACGCTTGACGCTACGTTACTAAAGGCCGGAACCATTACCGATGACTTAGGCAATAACTTCTGGAACTTAGAGACAGGCGAGTTTAGGCTTTCCTCTGCTGCCAAGATAGACAACGCCCAGACAGTCGGTGATTTACAGAGCGTGGCAAGCGGAGCGGCGACAACAGCCAATGCCGCACAGACAACAGCCGGTAATGCTCAGACCACTGCTAATAGTGCCGTAACCGCTGCCGGTAATGCTCAGACCACTGCTAATAGTGCCGTAACCGCTGCCGGTAATGCACAGACTACCGCAGATAGTGCCGTAACCGCTGCCGGTAATGCACAGACTACCGCAGATAGTGCCGTAACCGCTGCCGGTAATGCACAGACTACCGCAGATAGTGCAGCCACAGCAGCAGCCAATGCACAAACCACAGCGGACGGAGCACAAACGGCTGTTACTACGTTAGACACCTCTCTGGACACAACAGGGGTATTCAACCGCCTGACCAACAACGGCACTCTGCAAGGGTTATATATGCAGAATGGCGAACTGTATATGAATGCGAGTTATATACAGGCTGGAACGCTATCGGCTAATATGGTCCGGGCCGGGACTATTCAGTCAGAAGATGGATTGAGTTACTGGAACCTTGACAATGGTAATTTTGTTACAACGTCAAATCAGCGTTCTATTAGAATGACTGAGGGTTATTTGCGAATCTTTGACAGCGCAAGTAATCAAAAAGGGTATGTCGGAACGTTTTATGTTCAACATCAGGTTAATGGTAATTACGTAAATACTGGTGCTACAGCTCTTGGGTTAGTAGGGCAAAATGTGGCAATCGGCCTGAGCCGTGACGGTGGCGGTGCGTATAAAATTTATCTTAATGATGATGATACCGGAACAACATCACCTTACGGATATACCCAAAAGATATTGTTTTTTGGTTCAGAACTACACAGCAGCCCTATAAATTTAACTGAAAATAGCAATATCCGTTTTTTAGCATCCAACAATACTGATGTTGCTTTTTCTTTTGGTAAATTTTCCGATACAGATAACGGCGTATTAACGATCAATACAGCAAAAGCCTTGTCAGTCAGATATAAGAACGGAGATTCTTATTCAACCCTGATTAGAATTAATAACGGGCATTATTCGAGTTACACTTACAAGCAAATTATTTTTGATGGAACAGCACAGTTTTTAAATACTGCATATTTCGGGAACGACAATCAAACTACTGGCGGAACCACAATAAGCGGAAATGGGACTACTTTAACTTTGCATGGCGTTAAGGTAGCAATAACAGGCGCGTTGAGCTCAACATCCACTAGCCTTGATGTTTACGGTGCGGGTATATTTACCGGAAGTGTTAGCGGAACATCTTTCATCAATACTTCCGATGAGCGCAAAAAGAACTTCTTGACCTGGAATCCGGCCTATGACAGTCTGATTGATGTTTTAACTCCGCAGCTGTTCAAGTGGAAAGAGGGCGGAGACGACACAGAGAATATCGGCTTTTCCGCTCAGAAGGTTAAGAAAGCTCTGGAAGACAGAGGTATTACAGAAAGCGGAATTGTCCACGAGGATGAGGACGGTTATCTGTCTCTGAATTACAACTCATTAACCTTACTACTGTTCAACCGCATCAAAACCCAAGATGCAGAGATAAAGCAACTCAATGACCGGATAGCAACACTTGAAAGGATGGTGCAGAACTTATGCAAATCCATGAATTGCCCACAATAAGCGGTTCTCCGTCTGGTGGGTACTTTGCTACTGACAATGGAACACAGACCACAAAAATTGACTATGATAAGTTGGCTAAGGCCATAATTGAACAGTATTCTGGAAGCACCCTTGCCGGGTCAGCCCAGAGCGTGAAAGCGGCGTTGGATGGGCTTGCTGATGGCAGTACATTGCTTTCATATGCTGATGCAACGGCGATTTCATCAGGTGATGACTTGGATAGCTATACCGAACCGGGGTTGCTTTATGCCGGAAGTAACACAATTGCGTCAAGTCTGTCGAATTCGCCTGTTTCTGTCGCTTTCAAACTGGAAGTCGAAGCGTCTACCGGCGGCACTGGTTCAGTGGCGACAGGAAGAATCCAGCGACTTTATCCGTGGAACAATTTGGATGTATATCAGCGCAGATATAGCGTATCTTCTGGATGGGCGGCATGGGAGAAACTCCCCACCAGAGCGGAAATTGATACGTTAAATAACAAATTGGATGTGGTAACCCCGAAAGTTATAGCTGCAATCAGCGACCTTTCCACCATTCAACCGGGCGAACAGGGTTATATGCAGTTTACCGCCGCTGTTTCTCCCACTGGGCAACAATCATATTTTACGGTATGGTGCACAGGCAACGCAGAGAGGCGAGGGCTTATCGCAATCCATACAGCAGGAACAGAAACAAGGCTGTTTGCCAATGCAGGACACGCTACAAACGGAGTCTTCGCTTGGAGAGGTTGGACTGAGATGGCTTCTCGGTCATAAGTGGAATGTATATAATAGCAAACCAACAAACTTTAATTCAAAGGAAGGAACAAAACCATGTACATCGTAATCGAACTTCAGAAAACGGGCGATCAGTTAGGAAACCTTGTAACCGCACACCAGACCCTTGCAGAAGCCGAAGCCAAGTATCACGCTGTCCTTGCGGCGGCGGCAACATCTTCTGTAGAAGCACATTCTGCCATTCTGGTTAATGCTTATGGCATTCCTCTGAAAAATGAATGCTATAGACATGATCTTACTGACAATGCCGAATAATGCCGTTTAATGCGGATTAAGGACAACTATGGAATACTTACTTAATGTGGCTACCCTCTTAGTTGGGGGTGGCCTGTTTGCTTTCGTGCAGTTCCTGATTAACCGACATGACAGCAAGCACGACAAATCAGAAGCCATTGTTAAGGCCATTTCCGAAATCTCTGAGAAGGTCGGAAAGCTGGAAGCGTCCATTGAAAAACGTGACGCTCTGCAATCCAGAACACATATCCTCCGGTTCCGGGATGAGTTGGACAACGACATTAAACACTCAGGGGAATACTTCTTGCAAGTTCTGGATGATATCGAAACGTATGACAAATACTGCACGGCCCATCCTGACTTTGCCAATGGCAGAACAAAAGCCTCTGCAAAAATCATTCGTGACGAATACGAAAGACTTTCAAAAGAGCATAAATTAGCGTAAAGGGGTGATTTTATGTTCAGTAACAAAACCTATGATATCTTAAAATTTATCGCTCAGATTGTCCTTCCGGCGATCGGGACTCTGTACTTTGCCCTTGCGTCCATCTGGGGCCTTCCGTACGGTGAGCAGATCGTGGGCACAATAACAGCCGTTGATGCATTCTTAGGGGCTGTTCTGGGTATCTCCACAGCGCAATATAATGCGGGTGGGCAGAAATGACAGTAAGGGAAAATGCGCTTAATTGGGCCCTTGATATTGCTGCTAATCCTAAACATGGATATAGCCAGCAAAGCAGATGGGGCGAAGACTATGATTGCTCTTCCCTTGTCATCAGCGCATGGCAACAGGCCGGGATCCCCGTCAAGACAGACGGAGCGACCTACACAGGGAATATGAAAGCTGTTTTTCTCAGAAATGGCTTTAAAGACGTGACCAAGACAATCAACCTGTCAAATGGGGACGGCCTGCTCCCTTCGGATGTACTGCTGAACGAAATCCATCACACCGCTATGTATGCCAGTGGTGGTAAGATCGTCCACGCACGGGGTCAGAGGTACGGATCCAGCGCGCCCGGAGACCAGGGGAGCGAAATAGCGGTCACAAACTATTATAACTATCCGTGGGATTGCGTTCTACGCTACGAAGGCCCTCAGAGCGTTGACAAAGAGTGTTACACAGGTTCGTGCTTTGCGGTTCTTCCGGAGCTGATACCGGGCAACTATGGCCCCGCTGTCAAGGCCGTGCAAGCCTTGCTTAACCTCAAGGGGTACAAAGGAGCTGACGGCAAGACGCTGGAGGTTGACGGGGAGCTAGGTGACAATACCAAATTTGCTATTGAACGCTTACAGAGAGACGCGGGCATGACGGGCATCTGGTTCGGCACGGTCGCGGAGAAAACGTGGCAGCTGTTGATCAAATAGGGGCGGTTAAATACCGCCTCTTTTTTTATGCCCTTTTTTAAATAAATATTGTTTTTGTAGTTGACATTTATATAAATGTATGGTAAGATATAGACAGTTAAGGAAGACACCACCGAAGGGAGAAACAAAAGATGACAAAGGCAGAAACAAAAGCAAGGGCAATGATCAAAAGACAGACAACCGCAGCATTGATTTTACAGTTCGAAATCACCGAAACACAGAACGATCCGCACATCCCGACAGTTAGAGGGTGGTTGATGGATGAACTGGAAGCCAGAAACCCCGAAGCGTTTGATAACTGGATGGAAAGCGAAGATGACAGCCCGAGACAGTTTTATATGATGGGGGCGTAAAGCCCCCGGAAATGAAAGGAGAATAAAAATGAAGAAGATTATTAACGGCAAGAGATACGACACTGACACGGCTAAAGAACTTACATATACAAGCTGGTCGAACCGCACGAACTTCGGATGGTGGTGCGAGACGCTTTACAGAAAGAATACCGGGGAATACTTCTTACATGGTGAGGGCGGGCCCGCTTCTCGATATGCAGAAACCATTGGACAGAACACTTGGAGCGGCGGGGAGAAGATTATCCCGCTCTCCATCGAAGCAGCACAGAAGTGGGCAGAGGAGCACCTGTCAGCTGACGAGTACGAGAAGATCTTCGGAGCAGTCGAAGAGGACACGGCAAAAAGGACGGTCACCTTCTCCCTGCCGGAGACCGTGATCGAGCAGCTGAAGCAGTCAGCACAGAAGAGTGGTATGACGATGTCGGATTATGTAGCCCAGGCGATCCTGGCAGCAGCGAAATAATAGATGGGGCGGTCGTTTGGCTGCCTCTTTTTTTATGTTCAAAATTTGTGGTGCATTTCGTGGTGCATAGCTCCCAAAATGCCTATTTTCTGCATATCAGAGCCGTCACAAATGCTGAATTTACGGCATATCTTCATCATCCGCTTCATCCTCAAGGGTTCGAGTCCCACCGCCGGCAGTACAATTTTTCCTGTATTTATGCGGTATAGGAGAATTGGAGAATTGCTCGTGGTGCAAATCGTGGTGCATGGAATTGTTCAGAATGTCCATCTGACGGAATAGCTCTTGTTGGTTAACGTTCTGGTAAACTTCCTTGAGTACAGAACTGTTCTGCGACCAGCCGCCGATTTTGGCAGTATAGAAGTCAGGGACACCCAGCAAAGCCGCATTCGATGCAAATGAGTGCCGGAGCAAATGGAAGTTATAATGTGGCAGTCCTATTTGCTTTAAAAGGGCCGTAAATCGGCTTGTTAGGTTATTAGGGTTAAGTTCTACGTACCGACCTGTTTTGGCCTTTAAAACGGCTAATAGAGGGTCAGAAACGACTATTATTCTGTATGAGTCATAAGTTTTGGGGATGGGTTTGATTATCCAGTTATTCGACTTGTCGAAAACCATCGCTTTATGTATCGTCAGGACGTTTCCGGTCAGGTCGGTGCTGTCAAGAGCGCATATTTCCGACCGCCTCAGGCTGTAATATCGGGCAAGCATTATCGCTATCCACATATCAGATCCTTCACAGGCCGAGAGCATCTGAATAATTTCTTGATCGGTTGGTATACGGTATTCTGGTTTTATCTTGTTCGGTAGTTGTACTTTGAATTGCTTATTTATGCCATGAAGTGACAAGGCCGCTGTTAAAAGGCCGTAAGTGTTCTTGACAGATTTGTATGCCAACGTTCTGGACATCCCGGAAATCCATTCTTGCACGTTTAGGTTGTTTAGGTCCTTTAGCTTCAAGTCATCCAGAGGGGCAAAGCGTCCGATCATGGCCTCGTAGCTTCTGATCGTGGACGGTGACAGCACAGGTTCCTTCACGTCGATATACTTACGTATAGCATCATGTACAGAAACATCCTCCGGGCGTTGTTTCCGGTCAAGTTTCCAAGCACTGGCGAGAGCCTCCGCTTCTGCCTTTGTGGGGGCTGTAAATGACTCGTATTCGCGTTTTTTCTGTCCATTGATATATTTATACCCCTTAAACACTTTGACGCGATACGAGCCCGATGGAAGCCTTCTAGCGGTTGCCATTCTTTTCCCTCCATAAGTTGTCAAACAATCTCAGGAAGGTTATAATAATGGTGTCGAGTCCTTATTAATACCTTTCCCAAGGTCTGCCGTCCGGCTGCTGGTAACAGTCGGGCGGTTTTTTATTGGTGTCTTATTGTTTCCACAGAGTCTATATCTGTTTTGTCAATATCGTCATTCTGTAAGTGGCCTATCTCGTGTTTATAAGTGTCAACATTCATTTCATGTGTTAATCTTGCGTTTAAGATTGTCGTTACAAAATCACCTTCCGGTTCAGCTGTAATCTTGGTAAAGCCATGCACTCCACACGGTAAATTTGTAAGTATTACATTAGTATCCATTTCATTGCCCCCTTATGACATAAGGGTACTGCCTGACGTGGTAAAAAATCTCACCATCATCTTGACGTTCTATCTATCAGTTCTTTGATAAAAGCCAAATCTTCCGGCTTGACCTTCCGGACCGCATCGAACATGACCTTATAATTCGGATTCTCGAATAAAAACTGCGCAAGGTCGCGAGTCTTGTCGTTGAGGTAATAAGGCATGTTCTGATCATCGCCGGTCATTAAATAGTCGAGCGTCACCCCGAAATAGTCCGCGATTTTCTGTAATTTCTCTTTTTTCGGCACACTCCGCCCTGTCTTCCAGTCTGTGAAGGTTGACTGATTTATTCCGGTCGCTTTGGCAACTGTCGCATCTTTCACACCCTTTGAGTCCCGCAATTTACAATATACGTCATACATAGCAACCCCCATAAAAAAATTCTGAAACCATAAGAAATAAACATTGACAAACTTATGAAATCAGAATAATATATGAGGTGTGAGGCTTCTGAAAACAGAAATTTGTCAATGCAAGATTGTGGTAAATCTCATTATATCTGATTTCAGAAGCACTTTCAATAACAAACTTATGAAAGGAGGGTTCGAATGTATCAAAAATATTGTGACCTGAGGGACGCAAGAGGATTGAATGACTATCAGGTTGCTAATGGTTCTGGTGTCAACCAGTCTACATTTACCGACTGGAAGAACGGCAGAAGCAAGCCGGGAGTTGAAAAACTGTACAAGCTGGCTATTTATTTCGATGTGCCTATGGAGTATTTCATGGACACAAAAGGCAAGAAGGAGGACTAAGAAAATGAGGGAGTATGCAAGTTTTCTGACGGCGGCAAATGTAACATTGATTGCATTCTATGTCCTGATAGAGTGCACGACAATGGAGTTTTTCAACATGGTCTTCGTGGCCTTTATGGCGGGTTTTTTCGCGTTCTGTCTGTTTGTTTTCGTGACCGAGCCCCGGAAGCATAAGGCCAGATGGGAGAAGACCGGGAAGGATAACGAACTTGAAGTTTACATTATGGGCAAAACAAGGAGGAAAGGACCATGGCAACGTATCACAGAATTGAAACACCAGAAAACAATAAACAGCAGACAACAAAAGAATATTCTGTCATCGCTAACAACGAACAGATTGAAATCCCTGAGAGATACATCAAGGCGGCGGCCCAGGTCGAAGCCCTCCGGAGACTCTGTGAGATGGAAGAAAAAAACAGCGAATATCCAACGCTGGATATTAAGCTGATCAGGGCGGTGATCGGAGCATGAGCTACATTCCTGACAACTATGACCTTTGGGAACAGAACGAGCGAGAACAGGAACTTTGGGAACAGAAACGGCCTATCTGTTGTGAATGCAAAAACCACATTACAGACGAATACGCCTATGAAATAAACGGTGACATCATGTGTTGGGACTGCGCAGAAGAATGGCTCAGAGAGCAGGCTGTTGATGTTGAGGATTTAATGGAGAAATAAGGACTATGGCTAAGTGCATCGGCGTGATGGGGGAGTCCGGCAGCGGAAAGACAACCGCTATGCGGAATCTGCCACCAGAAGAAACTTTTTACTTGGACTGCGACAAGAAGGGGCTGAATTGGAAAGGCTGGAAAAACCAGTATTCTGACAAGACCTCACCGCCAAACTATTGGGTATCAGATAGTTTTTCTGTAGTCTCCGGCATTCTGAGAAAAATCAATGAACAGGAAAATTTCAAAAATATCAAATATGTCGTGATCGACACGCTTAACGGCTTAATGGTTGCTGAGGAAATGCGGATTTTGGCTATGCAGTCCGGAGACAAACGCTCTGCATGGAGTGACTTAGCACAGAACGGTTGGAGCATCATTAACCAGGCTTTGGAAATGCGGGATGACCTGACGGTTATTATTCTGTGTCACTCTGAGACTATCAGCGATGAGAACGGCATTGTCAGAACCAGAATTAAGACCAACGGTCGCAAACTTGAGAAGCTTGTTCTGGAGTCCAAAATGACAACGGTCATCTGGGCCGTGCGACAGGACGGGAAATATAAATTCGTTCTGTCAGCTGACGGCTCTACTTGTAAGGTTCCCATGAATGCGTTTTCTGTGGATGAAATCGACAATGACATCATGATTGTTATTAAGGCTTTGGAGGATTTCTGATGAGCGAAAAGAAAATCAGTTGTATCACGACATCTTTACCAATTGGATGTTGTGGGGGCCATGAATATTATTTGATTTCTGTAAACAACGGATTTACCACAGAATGCAAATGCGGTATGTGGTGCGGTCAGTGGTTCCGGAAAGCCGGAGATGCGGTTAATTATTTTGAAAATATGGTTGAGCGTTGGAATAAGGAGGATAAACATTGAAACAGTTTAACGGCTACAAAGAAGCAAAGGCAGCAGCCAAATCAGGCGGGAGACTGCCGGAGGGGGCATATATCTGTAAAATTCTGAAGGTTGAGTATAAGACCGCAGAAAACCCCGACTGGAGCGACCAGATAGAAATGATGTTTGACATCACAGAAGGGGAACAGAAGGACTTTTTCAAGACTCAGTATCAGAACAATTCTGCTGATGATAAGAAGTGGAAAGGCCGGGTTTCTGTATACGTCCCGAAAGATGACGGATCGGAAAAAGACACGTGGACTAAGAACGCTTTTGCCAAATGGACAGACAGTTTCGAAGAATCCAACGATGGCTACATCTGGGACTGGGATGAAGCCAAGTGGAAAAACAAGCTGATCGGGATCGTGTTCGGCACGACCGGAACGGTGATTAACGGAAAAGAAGTTCTGTACACAGAAGCCCGGTTCCCTTGCGCTGTTGCTCTGGTGAAAGACGGCAAAGCTCCGAAAGCCAAATTCAAGGCTAAAAACGGCTATGGTGACAAAAAAGCCGCGCCCTCTGGGGACTGGATGGAAGTCCCGGAAGGTGACCCCGAATTGCCGTTCTGATCATGGACGGCTGGAAGATCGAAGAGTGCCTTAACAGTATGGTCATTCTGATAGACACCAGGGAGCAATCTTCCGATAGGGCTGAAAAGCGTTACCAGACGTTTAACAGACCTTATCGGAGACAAAAATTAGACTATGGGGACTATTCCGCAGCGTTCACTTTAAACGGTGAGGAAATCCAAATAAGAGCCGCTGTGGAGCGCAAAATGAACCTTGAAGAACTTTCAAACTGTCTGACCCGCGAAAGAGACAGGTTTAAAAGAGAGTTCGACCGGGCCAGAGCTGACGGGGCTTCTGTATATCTGTTGGTTGAAAATGCATCATGGGAAGCTCTCATGAATGGACATTACAAGACCAGGTTCAACAAGAATGCTTTTACTGCCAGCGTCACGGCCTGGGTGGCAAGGTATGACTTAAAACCTATATTCTGTAAACGAGAGTCCTCCGGGCGGCTGATATCAGAAATACTGTATAGAGAACTCAGGGAAAGACTGGAGCGGGGAGAGTATGGCTAATTATGGTTATAAGGGATGGATCCGGCTGTGGCGGTCGCAAATGCAAACAGACCTGTATACAGAGGAGCCGTTTGATAAGTGGCACGCATTTATTGACTTGTGCTTAATGGCAGACAGTCAGGGCACAGTCAAAACATCCCTAGAAGCCTTGAAAAATCGGTGGTTTTGGCAATCGACCCATAAAGTCAGGGATTATTTGGGCACAGTCGAGGGCTCAGGTTTGGGCACAGTTTACAGCACCCCCAGAAAGGGCACTCTAATCCGCATAAATCCTGAGTTTTTGGGCATTGCCAAACCGAAGAAAAAAAGCAAGTCGGGCACAGCATCGGGCACAGTTTCGGGCACGGAAGAATTACTTCCTAAAGAAGTGGTCGGGGGTTCTTCTTTAGGAACAACCCCGCCCAATAATATCTTTAATAAGAATATAAATAGTAAATCTATGAAGGAATTATTAGAGGAATTAGACGATGAATATGAATGAATATTACCAGTTTAATCCTGATGATGCAGAACGGTTTAAATATGCTGTAGGACAGAAATCCAGACGCAGAGGGGACGAAATGATATTTGCTTACTGTCCCTATTGTGAGGGCGGAGCAAACAGGGACAGAGATACTTTTTCTATCAACATGAAAACGGGACAGTTTGAATGTAAGCGTTCATCCTGCGGGGCTAGGGGAAATATCATAACCCTTGCTAAGGACTTCCGGGACAGAGGGTTTACGCTGCCGAAAGACGTTGATATCTATTACAACATCGGAGGACAGAAGGACAAATTTCTGAAGTACAGAGACGCGCACAAAGCCGTTACTGTTCGCGATCCGGCTGTTGAGTATCTCAAGGGCCGGGGCATTCCGGAAGAAATAACAAAGCGTTATGAAATTACAACAAAGCCGGACAATGACAACATCTTGGTTTTTCCTTTCAGAGATGAGAACGGAGAAGTAGTTTTTGTGAAGTACAGAAACACTAAGTTCATCCAGGGCGAGACCAAAGGCAACAAGGAATGGACGGACAAAGGCAATTTCAAAAAAATTCTGTTCGGGATGTTTCAGTGTAAGAACTTCGAAACCTTGGTTATTACAGAAGGACAGATAGACTCTCTCAGCGTTGCAGCTGCCGGCGTGGATAATGCGGTTTCTGTCCCGACTGGAAAGAACGGCTTTACCTGGAAACCTAATGTCTGGAATTGGTTGGTTAAGTTCAACGAGATAGTTGTTTTCGGAGACAAGGAAGGGGACGAAATCACACTCTCAAAAGAAATCAGTCAGTTTTTCCCTAAGAAGGTCAGGATTGTGAAGCCGTCCAGCTATCAGGGATGCAAGGATGCTAACGAGCTTCTACAGAAATGCGGGGCGGAGGCGGTCAGAAAAGCCATTAATGATGCAGAAGTACAAGTCAATCTTCGAATAAAGAACTTAGCAGAGGTAGAGAATATTGATATTGACAGAATTCCGTATTATGCAACCGGCATTGAGTCTCTGGATGACGCGATCGGGCACGGCTTCCATGACGGTGAGCTGGTCATCTTAACGGGCAAGTGCGGAGAGGGCAAATCTACACTTGCAAGTCAGATTGTCGCCAAGATGATAAAGAACGGGTTAAAATGCTTCTGCTACTCCGGAGAGCTCCCGGCCCATACCTTCAAAGCATGGATTGATAAACAGATCTGTGAGGGTGCTGTTACAGAAGCTGCGAGAAATGCAGCGTCCGCTTTTTATGACAAGAAATGCTATATCTACGACAATAGTTCTGTAGTGGATGAGTCAGAAGAAATATTCAACCTCATGGCCCAGGCTATTAAGTTCTTAGGATGTAAGTTTATTTTAATCGACAACCTTATGACAGCTATGGAGCTGAAGGGTTCAGAAGATCTATTCCGGCAGCAGTCCAATTTTGTTACCAAGCTGACCAAATACGCAAAGGGGTTCAATGTCGTGATTATGTTGGTAGCCCACCCGAAAAAGGGCGACTCAGACGATAACGACAGCATTTCCGGAAGCGGGGACATTACCAACAGAGCAAACACAGTGATCAGGTATCAGCGAAAGTCTAAGAAGCCGGAGGATGACAGGAAGTCACTTATTAAAATCACGAAAAACCGCACCACCGGCAAGCTTAATTGGGATGGAATACCGGTCGAGTATGAACCTAAGTCAATGCGTATCTATGAGGAGGGCAAGCCTATTGAAACGCTATTGGAGCTTAAAGACGCTGATACCTTCAACCCGGTTACAGAAGATGAATTTGCAGAAATACCATTTTAAGCCATGGATGAGAAACAGACATATTACAGAATAATTGGTGACCTGTGGAAGTACATGAAAAAGCACCTACCCGCCACCGGGACAGAAGCCTGGGCAAAGTCGGTATATGAGGACGCTAAGACTTTTGCTGACAATCATGGCAATACTAAGTTTGCTCAGGAGCTGGCAGCGGCGGCAATGTGGGAGTTGGACAGAATATCGAGGGGAAAATGAAAGTATTTATTGACTCTGAGGGACTAAGGAAAGAGATTTTTTTATCCGGACACAAGATTTGCACTCTTGCTATGGCTGTTGATTGCGGAGCCACAACGATTTCCAACAGCTTAAATGAGGGCAAGATGAACCCTCAGTTGCTAGAGCGGATCTGTGCAGAGTGTGGCTGTGATCCGGCAGAGTATCGCGGTGAGGTAGTGCTGAGAAAAACTTATATTCCTGTAAAGCGCAAGCCGCCAAAGGATCTGGAGCTGAAAACCGACTTGCCGCCGCTGCCGCCTTTGACCCCGGAAGCGGTCGAGAATTTAATTGCTGCTATCGTCTATCAGGCTAAGAAGGATTATATCCGGCTGTACAAGATGTCTGTCAGGCAGCAGCCGGCGAGCCGTTGGCAGATGCGGTCAAGCGGGAATTCATCATTAGACAGAATTGAAGCTGAGCTGATGCATCCGAATAGTTATTTCAGAAATGTCATCATCGGCAACATAGCAGACCCGGATACGGCAGTGAAGATCTTAATTAGCCAATGGCGGAAAGAAGCAACGGAGGGTTGGAGATGACCAGACTAGAAGCTCTTAGGCTGTTGAACCCTGACAGCTACGACAGAGCACAACATGAAATCAGGGCGCGCTTTGAAGATCCTCTTGAGGGTGAAATTCTTCTCAGGCAGAAAATAAGAGAAGCGTTAATGATAGCTTGCGACTGTATCAACAAGGTGGAGTTAATGGAGGATGATGGAAAATGATTAAGTTATTTGACGATTGGGTTATTATTCCGGGCCCGTGTGATTATGCGCTTGCTAAATATGTTGGTAAAGTAAACCGAAGAGGAAAGACGGAAGATAAGTACAAGTACATCGGCTTTTATCGGGCGGTGGAGGGCTGTTTAAAGCGTCTAGGCGAAGAACTTACCAGAGAAGCGTTAAAAGACGGCGTACACACCCTGCGCGAGGCCGTGACCACTATCAGAGAGAGCAACGCTAAGGTAGAAAAACTGTTGAAAGAGGTGCTGGCTGATGATAACTAAGAACGACATGCGAAAACGGCTTATTGATTATTGCTACAGTACAGAATGTGAAGCGTGCCCGTTGCGGGACATTAACGGCGAGAATGAAATCTGCGACAGATTACCTTGGTCAAGTATGTCGGATGCGGAAATTGTGAAATGCTATGAAATGATTTTTAACCATGGCGAGACCGCGATAAAGGCCGGTGAGAGCGCGAAACGCGATGAAGGTAAACCGGACTATACCCTGGTTCCAAAAGCCCTTATATCAGGCTGTGAGCGGGTCAGGCGGTACGGGGTACAGAAATACCATGACCCCGACAACTGGAAAAAGGTTGAGCCGGAACGCTACTGGAAAGCTCTGATCCGGCACGTATTAGCCGCCTGGTATGATTACAGAGCTATAGACCAGGAAAGCGGTTTGCTTCACTTGCAGCATATCGCAACGAACTGCGCGTTCTTGCTTGAGATGATAGAGGAGGGCCAGAATGAAGAAAGTAACAGCAAGTCAAATTAAGCGGCTTCCGGCGGGAACTGTTGTCTATGTGACCACAAAGGACGGCAACCGGGCACAGATGTCCATAGCACCCAGCTACAAGAAAAAAGTCCTTAAAGGGGTATATAAGACCATAGATATCAAAGACCGCGCTGGATGGGTTTATGAAGTGGATGATTAGGAGGGGACAGAATGACCAAATCCGAAGCAATCAAAGCAGTTAAGGAAGTAACTAGTATGTCGCTTCAGTGGAGTGACAGATGTTTTGATGCTTTAATGATGGCAATCGAAGCCTTATCCGCGCAGGGTCAGGAAAGCGACCTGATAAGCAGAGAGGCGGCGATTGCAGAATTTAGTTGCTGTGAGCTTACGCCAGATGGTGGGGTTGATGCGAATTACGTTATCGACTTTTTGGAGCGGTTGCCACCCGCACAGCCAGAACAGCGATACACCAAGGAAGAACTAAGGGTATTCCAACACGGTATATCACTTAGTTTGTTGTCAAAGAAGTCAGCTCAGCATTGGCGATATGATGAAGACACGGCTACAGAAATTGAGTTTCTTGAACGGCTTTACGAGAAGGTTGGCGCAGATATGCGGAAGGGAGAAGGTGAGAAGGAATGACAATCAAACAAGATGAATGCAATCGAGATATTCGCACGTATGGCGATGTGATCCGCCACATGACAAATGAGGAATTAGCGTTGTTTCTGGAAGAGATACAGGCAGAAATTGAACTTGGTATTTTAGCCGTAATGAGGGCTAAAATGTATCCTCACAGAAAATGCGGAGAAGAGCCTAGAGTTTCTGAAAAATGCAAGTCTTGGAATAGCTTCTACAATTTCATGGGTCATCGGGTGAAAGACGAGGACGAAAATTACGCTGATGTTTGGGGAGTAGAGAACTGGCAAGATTTGATGCAATGGGAATCCCGGGATAAAAAGAATTTCGGCATGGACATTGTGTATTGATGGAGTTGAACTATGAATGATAAATGCAATCTGTGCAGATATGTTCTGATGGACACTCATGCACATGATGGATATGAGCCGTACAGATGCACCAATCAGGAAAGCCAGAATTTTGGCAAACCAACTGGTGAAGGATGTAAAGAATACGAACGGTTCAATCCGCGCCCTGATATGTCTTTCAAGGATGCGCTGGAAACGTTGGTGATGTTGCCGCATGGGGCATACCCTGATTACTATTTCAAGTTTGGAAAAGAGGATGAAGTCAGCAGACCCTTTTACTGCATATCCTTTGAAAACAACAATCAGATGAATCAATATCGGGATGCTATGATGAGATGTTTTGACGAATTGATGAAGATGAAAAGAGCCGCTGGGGACTTTGAAGAGCCAGAACAGGGAGAAGGTGAGCAGGATGGCCAAGATACATGACAAGTTCGTCATAGAACTGGCAGAGGTTATAAAAGGATATGGCAATGATCCAGATGTTGACGATCCGTTCCACCTGTCCGAGTTCTATAGGTTTTATGAGTTGCCAGAAATCGCAGTTAGCGCAAACCATTTCAAAACTATGATACCGTTTGCGGTGGAAAAAGCAAAAGGACGTAAGACCTGCGGTCTGGAATGTCTAAGATGCAAACAGACATATGACTATTCGTGGGATACGATGGACGAAATCAGCTATACAATGTATTCCTATTGCCCTGACTGCATACGCAAAGGAATACAATTGCTGAAAACGCAGGATAAGAAAGGAGCGCAGGGATGAGCGATTTAATCAGCAGACAGGCGGCGATTGATGCGGTGAGACACGCATGGGCAAAAGGACTTGAACCGACGCAATTTCTTGAAGAGTTACCATCCGCACAGCCAGAACAGCGATACACTGAGGAAGAACTAAGGGTATTCCAACACGGTATATCACTTAGTTTGTTGTCAAAGAAGTCAGCTCAGCATTGGCGGTATGATGAAGACACGGCTACAGAAATTAAGTTCCTTGAACGGCTTTACGAGAAGGTTGGCGCAGATATGCGGAAGGGAGAAGGTGAGAAGGAATGATGATTACTACCAAAACCACCGTATCCTTCCACATCCCAGATGAGTACGTGCTGTCAGAAAAATTCAACGCACAACATCCTGACTGGATTAAAAGTTGCGCATCTGACTGGATTGGCTTTACCAAGCAGGAAACTGTTGCGGTTGATGTAAAGGAAGGTGAGAAGGAATGAACAAGGACATAAACAAAACACTCATGGCTCTTGTGCCGATCCTTAACATGAATGGCGAAAAGGTCAAGAGCATCGAGGCCGTCAGGAACTGGTACACGCTGGACGGACAGCAGTACATGAAGGAAGTAGCAGAAATCACTTACGAAAACGGCTCTCTGCGATATGCGGATATCGGATGTGATTCAAACCTTACTGCCGTTTATGATGTGCTTGCTGTGATCCAGCAGATAAAGCCAAGGAGCAAGGCCATTGAAAGGATTGAAAGAGGGGTATATGAACAACCATGAAAAAGCTACTTCTTGCAATCCTGATTGCCGCCATGCTTGCCGGATGTGAGCACCAGCAGAACATCGAGGACGGAGAGCACTGGATGGAAGTTGTCGACAACGGCCTGGGCACACGGACGCAATACGTCATCCTGCGACACCGGCAGACAGGCGTTTGCTACCTGATCCGGCCCGGCACGGCAGCAGTGCCACTGTTAACAGCAGAGGGAAAACCGTACATCATAGAGGGGTTGAATGATGACAGCTAAGGAGTATCTACAGCAGATTTATCATCTGGACAGAAGGATAAAGCGTTTGCAATCGAGACGTGAGGAAATACGCGCCGACTTATATTCTGTAAAGTCTACTACAGATTACAATGCCGACAGAGTACAAACGTCTGTAGCGGGTGACTCCATGCTCCGGCTAATCGCTAAGGTTGACAGTATCGAACGAGATATTGTTAAAGAGCTTGACCAGCTTATCAGCATGAAGACCAGAATAAGCAAAGAGATAGAACAAGTGCAGGACGCAACCGCTAAAGATATTCTGTATCAACGTTATGTTTCTTGTCTGTCCTTTGAACAGATCGCTGTTAACCTTGGTTATTCCCGGCGACACATAGACCGCTTACATGGTCGGGCTTTATATCTGTTCAAGAAAGATGTCCTAGAATGTCCAAAATGAAAGTGATACTATGACATTGGACAAGCTGCCAAGACGCTAAAGCCATCGTTTTTCATACTCCTCCTTTCTACCTATGGGTCGCATATAAGCGGCCCTTTTATTATGCAATAAGCTATGAAAGATTTTGCTAGAGCGTTCTACAGTTCCCAAGCCTGGAGAGACTGCCGGAGCGCGTACACCAAAAGCCAGGGCGGATTATGCGAACGATGTTTGCAGAGTGGGAGGATTACTCCGAGCGAAATAGTACACCACAAGATCCATCTGACACCAGCTAATATTAACAATCCAGACATTACTTTGAACTGGAATAACCTTGAGTGTGTCTGCCGTGAATGTCATGCTCAGATCCATGACGGAAAACAACGAAGATACAAAATAGATGATATGGGACGCATCATATTATAGCCCCCTATTCACAAAATAATGGTTATAGGCTGCGCAC